CAGCCGTCAGCCGTCTTGACGTACACCTTGCCCCGCACCTGCGGCCCCGTCCTGATCGGGCTGCTCTCGCTTACCAGCACCGTGCGCGTGCAGCCAGTCGCGAATGCGAGAGCCACCGCGACGAAGCACAGAAGGATCAGCAGGAGCGTCAACCCCCGAACCTCGTCGGGGAAGAACGGAGTGCGCCCACTGGAGCAGCGACATGACGATGGCTCTGACGAAGTCATACACGTCACGCAGCCTTCTTGTTGTCCTTGGCGAAGATCAGTCCGACGCCAGCAATGCACGCAGCGGCCAGCGAACCCCAGTCCGGGACGGTCAGCGGGTCGTTGTCGGTCAGGGCGGTGAGAACAGCGCCGACCGCGACGAGGATCGCCGCAACGCCAGCGCCAGTGGTCTTCCACGAGGAGTTCTTGATGATGTCGCTCACTTGGAGTTCCTTTCGATCTTGGACTCGATCTTGTCGAGCCGCTGGTTGGTCATGTCCTGCTGGACAGACACCTGCACGAGCAGGCGGTCATGGTGAAGGTAGGCGGAAAGCACTGCCACGAGGATCGTCAGCGCGACCCCGCCAATGGCGATCCAGTCCTTGACGGACAGGCGAACGACTGTATCGGTGTTTTCGATTGTCATGGCGTTAGATGAACACTCGGTATGGGATCGTCGGAATCGGGTCAAACGTCGGCAACTCGTCCTCCTGCGCCTTCGTCAACTCAAACGACACGCGGATGTTTGCGTGGTAGCGGTTGTCGCCGGGGCGCAGGATCACGCCTTCCTCGTCCACCTGCGCCGGGATCGGCCCGATGCGGTCGAGCGTGACCCCTGCAACTGGCAGCACCATGACCTCGCCGTCCTCGTCGGTGCGTTCCTCGGCAAGCCCTGCGGCGATGAGGGCGTCCTCTAGGTCGGACTCGGTGGTTGCGCGGAGTAGGTAGTCCATGTCAGAGAGTCGTAAGGATGTTGAGTTCTGCGGCTGTCTTCGTCACAGGCCAGTACTTGATCTGCGTAATTGTGACGCTCGGGTAGAAGGTTGCGTATGTCGTGGATGGCTGGCGACCAATGACAAATCGCGTTGCTGCAAGAACATTTCCGGTTCCAGATTTGTTTGTGGAACCCGCGCTACCGTTCAGATTGACCTTCACGATTGGATCTGTGATGGTGTCAAATGACGACGCATAGCGAATTAGGCTTCCAAGTGTGTATGTTCTGGAAACTTCGTTTGCGCCGCCGATATTCAAATTGCCGGGATTTCTTACTGCCGTGAAATAAGACAACGCATTGCCAAATGTCTCATATGTTGGCTGATCGGTTGCAGCCATGAATCCAATCAGCGTTGTGTACGATGTCGGCTGCTTGTTGATGATTCCGCGCCAGTAGATTGAACCATTGGTCGTGCTGTACTGGAGAGCGGTGATGTCATTCATTACGCACGAATCTTCGTTTCTGCTCCCCGTGCTTGCCCCGGTCGGGATTAGGCTGCTGGCTCCGTTGCCAGCCTCTAGTTGTGCGCCCCAAATTGAAACATCCGCCGCAATCGAGGTCGATTCGTTAGAAATGTAGATGTAGCCAACTAGGGAAGTTCCCGAAGTGTTGACCACCTGAAACCGCTGCCATGTCGGAGTTACGGTTACTAGGTTGTTTCCGGTCGTACCGTAAATGTTGACGGTGTAGTTGGTTCCGGCGGTATTGCTCTTCATCCACACAGACACGGTGTATGGATTCGCCGTCGTTGGGTTTGTCGCGTAGGTTGTCGCCTGAAGAAGCCTGCTTGCACTTCCACCAGCATTGACTCCGAACTGAAGTCTTGTTGGATAGGTGATGCCGTCCGGGGAAAAACCGCCACCCGTATATCCGGCGGTGACTGTTGGAAGATTTGTTCCGGCGGTTGACCACGGGCTTGGAAAGCCAGTCACATCACTTCGCAGAACATAATTGACTGAACTTCCCTCAATCAGCAGTCCGCGAGGCTGGAGCGTGGACGGGTCGTAGTCGAAGCGTGGGGCGTAGTACGCATTAGCGTCCGTCTTGTAGTACGGATCGGCGGTAGATCCGATGTTGACTTGGAATCCCCAGAGATATATCGAGTCGCCCACGACACCAGATGGCGTATTTGGATAGAGATACCACGATCCCTGACTAGTGCTGGACGGAGTAATCACCAACTGAATCTGCGTCCATTCGGTCGTGGAAAGCCCGGTGATTGTCTGGTATACCGTTCCGCTTCCAGATCCAGAAATCGTTCCGGGGCCAGATACCTTCGTCAAGGTGCATTGCTGGAATCCCGAAATGAAGAATCCAGCGGACAATGAAGATCCAGTTCCAGCACGAACCCATACACGCATGGTGTATGTGAAGCCTTGAACAACATTACTTGACGCAAGGATTGACTTCGATCCGCCAGTTGCATTTACAGTAATCAGTCTTGCCGAATCACCGCCAATCGGGTTCGTGATCGTCGCTGGATTGTTGGAAACACCGTTTGTCTGCCACGGAGTTCCTGCGAGAATCTCGCTATATGCAACCATATTCGCGTCAGCCCACTCCACCAACCCCTGCGAGTTGATGAAGGTGGCGTTGGTCGTGCGCGTGAACGTCAGGCGCGGGTCGAGGACGCCCGTGGTGAAGTCCAGCGAGAGCGTGGAGCCGTCGCCGCCCTCAACAGGAAGCGTGCGCTGCCGACAACGCTCGACCGGGTCAGAGCCGAGCAGCCATGTCCGGTTGCGTGCGTGCATCAGATGAACCCGATGAGGGCGTTGATGTTTCCGGCAGCAGCAGTGACGCACTGCAACTCAACAGCCTCGCTTCCGGCGAGGTCGATGATGACGAATCCTCCGGGGCAGGATGCCTCCTCGCCGTTGTAAATCTTCAGGTCACCGAGATTCTTGACGTAGTCGCGACCCGGACGCAGGCTGCTCACTTCCGCGCCAGCGGTGGTTGACGGAGTAACGGTGAACTTGGTCAGCAACTTCGGGATCCAGAGCGCAGAATCCGCGGCAAACGTCCATCCGATCGCATACCAAGTAACGCCCGTCGCTCCAGACGTATTCAAGGTCTGGAGAAGAAGGTAGTTCATGCTGGTGTGCAGGACGAGTCGCCCGGTTCCGGTGGTCGGACGGGTCGCGGTCTGCACCCGTGCGACGACAGTGGTGTTGGCGGCAACGTTCGACGGATTCGCAAGTCCGAGCGGTGCGGAAAGCGTCCGGGTCGCGGTGATCGTGGGATTCAGTCCAAGGAGGCTCATTGGTGTTCCTTACGAGGGATTCTGCACTGGGTTGAGGATGATGAAGCCGGGGCCGTTCCGGGTTCCGGAACGCCACAGGTTCGGCTGTACCTGACCGAAATGGCTCTGCACCATTCCGTCCTTCTGCTTGGCCGCGCCGAAGATCGGGCCAGCCTCGATCTCCGCGAACCGCTGGCTTTGCTGCCCGTCCTCGTATGCCTCCGCGACCGCGCGGACATACGAGATCAGCGTCGCCTCGACGTGCTTCGGGATCGAGATGACCTCCGAGGTCGCCGTCGAACTGGTGACCGACTGCCACCCGGTTCGGTACAGCACCTTCAGGGACTCCGCGCTCGTCGGCGTCGGATACAACTCCAGACGGAACGACTGCGTCGGGGCAATCGTGGTCGGAAGCACCGTCTTGACGTATGCGCGCCACGTCAGATCCGGGTAGTTCGTCTGCCGAGCCGTCTCGACCTCCTCCGGGGACTGGATCCACAGAGGCTGATCCTGCTTCCAGACCTGCGTCAGTTCAGCGAAGTCGGAGGGAAGCGCGACGTATGACTGCGACACGACCGTCGTGACGGTCGAGGTCGCCTCGCGGAACTTCCACGGGTGGGTGAACAGATGCTCCCCTGCGGTGTTGATGATCTCCGCCTGACGCTCCGCGACGGTCTGCCCGGAGGCCGTCGATGGACGACCGCCGATGGCAAGCAGGACGTGGTTCTTGAGATCGCCGTAGGTGAGCATGGGTAATTCCACTGGCCGGGTTTCCCCGGCCAGTGGTGAATGGTTGTGTCAGATCACTGCATGTCGCGCTGGAACCAGAGGGCGCTGTTCAGAAGCACGTTGATCGTCGCTTCCGAACCAGCCGTCACGCTGCCGAGCGAGATCGCAGCCGGGTACACGGTCGTGACGCCAGCCGCGTTTCCGAACGTTCCCGCATCATCTTCCGGAGCGAGGTTCGTCCCGATGATGACGTTGGCAGTCGTGGCTGTGACCTTCGCGGCGACCACGCCACCGAACTGCACCTCGACGGCGGTGTCGTCGGCGCCTGCGTTCGCAAGCAGGCTGGTGACGACGCCGATGTAACCGGACTGGTCGAGGACGTTGCCGTCAGCCTTGACGACGGACGCGAACGGGGTAGCCGAGTAACTGGCAACCGTATCCGCCGCAGGATAGACGACTTCGGTGTGACCGAACGAGGTGATGACAACGTCACCGACCGCGAGGGCGCTGCCCTGACGGTTGATGCACGCCACCTTCGTGCCGACGGGCTGAAGGCCGATAGGGCCGTTGTTGGGTGAGAAAATCATTGTGTGTGTTCCTTCCTTGTGTGGTAGAGGGGGCGGGATCGCTCCCGCCCCCGTTGCTTCATCAGGTGGTCTTGACCGGGGCGACGATGCCGTGACGCTGGCGGCTGTTGCAGAACAGGTTCCACCAGCAATCGACGGGCTGCACCCAAGTGAACGGCTGGTTCGGGTGACGCATCACGTCGTGCTTCTTCATGTAGCGGGTGCTGTGGAAGATCGGCGTGAGGTACTGGCCGTTGACGAACCAGAAGCGCGGCCCCTTGTCGATGGTGTTGGTCGCAGTCTCCGACAGCGTGGCCGTCGTGGACAGGGTCGCACCGTCTCGGCCAGCCTTGGTGTCGGCAACGGAACCCGTGCCAGCGGGGAAGATCGCCGCGTCATCGAGGTTCGAGCAGTACTCGACCGGGATGCCCGAGAACGTCGGGGTGTTGTAGGCGCCGTCCTGCGGGCTGACGAGCATGTCATTCGACTCGCGAAGAGCACGCTTGTAGGTGTTCACGCCAAGACGGGATGCGAGGATCATCTGGCGCTGGAAGTTCGTCTCCTCGAAGTACTGACGCTGGGTCAGGGGAGCCTTGAACTGCACCTTCAGGTACATCTCGTCCATCGCCGGGAACAGACCGCCGACCTGACGGGTTCCGGCGTTGTGGTTCGAGTAGGCGAACGAAGCCGGGGCAGTGTTCTGGTTGAGCGCACGGTCGTAGAACGAAATCTGGTTCGACCACCGGGCGTCCGTGGCGGGGTTGATGCCGAGGACGTTCGTCCATCCGGTCGGAGCGCCACCGCGCTCACCGAAGGTGGTGACGCTGTTGATGATCTCCGTGATGAACGCGGGGAGGCCGTAAGGCTCCTTGCCGCCCGTCTCCATGTTTCCGTAGTTGCCGATGTACGGCGCCCACAGGTCGTTCTCCATGCCGTTCAGCATGGAAGTCCACATGCGCATCTCCTTGATGCGCTTGAGGCGCTTGTACATGACCTTGGCGTCGCCGTCGTTGAGTTCGACCTCCTGATCAGTCCACGACATGTAGTCCATCGAGAAACGCCACGGCGCGGTCAGGGTGTCCGTGACCTGCGGGTTCGTCCAAGTGAACGTGTCGTTGGGCTGGTACTTCTGGTAGGTCGAGGCGTCGTCGAAGACGATCACGTCCTTGATGGAGGTGCCGCCCTGAACCAGCGTCTCGCTGGCCTTCTCCTTGAGAAGACGGGAGAGGACGTAGTTGTTCTTGACGGCCTCGTTGATGACGGCATCGGCGGACTTCAGGTACGCAGGCCCGGTGGACTGCATGAAGTCGTTGAACTGGGTAATCGAAGGCATTTGCCTTGCTCCTTACTTGCGTGTTGCGGGACGGAGACGACTGTTTCCGCCCGAGATGATCTGGTCAAGGATGTCGTCGTCCTCGTCGCGCGGAGGCGGCTTTACCGGGGCCGGGCCACCCTTCGGGGCGGTCGGCTGGCTTGCGCGCTGGTTCACGGGCGCGGACGGCTTCGATCCAACGATGGCCGAGTAGGCGGCGGCGGCGAGTTCATCGACGCTTGCGTACCCACCCGGCTTCGCAGCCCCGAGTTCCGACATCTTCGCGAGAACCGCGTCGTAGGACGGAGCCTTGGCACCGTACTGGACGCGGAGCGAGACATCGGCTGCGCGGGTCTGCGCAAGCAGCAGTTGCTCCTGCATCTGCGCCTGCTGCTGCTGGAAGGCCATGCGGACGGGACTGACGACATCGTCGCCGTACACCGCCGCCATCTGCGCGAAGGGATCAGCCGAGGCAGGCGTCTCCACCGGGGCAGGCGTGTTGTCCTGCACCGTCGAGTTCTGCTGGGCGCCCTTCGTCACCTGCTCCTCCAACTGCTTCATTCGACTGCCATACGAGTCCACGTCCTTCTGTCGCTTCGCAGCCGACTCCGCCCACTTGGCGAGAGTCTCCGGGGAAGCCGAGGAGATGACCTCGTCGGGTACGCCGTCCCTCTTCAGGATCTTGGCGACCGCGTCACGGTCGAAGGCGATCACGGGCTTCTCCTCGACGTGAGGGAGGGTGGACGAATCCACGTCAGCCTCGCCGTCATCGGAGTCCACGTCGTCGAGAAGGCGCGCAAGGATGGCATCGTCCTCGTCCACCGAGTTCACCTCGACGGCTTCGGTGGAGTGCGTGTCGTCCTGCGTGACCTTCTCCCCAGCCTCGCTTGGCGGGGTTTCGGCCTGCACGATGGGTTCAGCGATGCTGTCCATGTCAGTCCTCTGCTCGAACATAGCCGTGCTTGGACGCAACGTTGCGTTCCTCGCGGCGGCTGTGGATGATGGGGTGTCCCTGCGAGTCGCACTTCATTCCGGCCATGTTGCGCGGAAGGGCGCGGCTGACGTAGGGATAGGTTCCTGTGGTGAAGTTGGGGCTGACCTGCGCCGCGGAGGCGATGCGGGTAAGCAGCCCGAGCGTCGGATGCTGGTACGTCGAGCCGATCGCAGGCACCTCGCTCATCGCGAAGACGCACTCGACCACAAGCCCTTCGTTCGTCGTGAATTCGTAGGACGGCATCAGATCCTCGCAGCAGCCCCGGCGATCGCTGCCTGCGCACGCGCAGGAACCGCCTGTGGCTCACCCGTAGGAGAAGGGGAAGGCGCGGTTTGAGCAACACCCCCCTCCGCCGGATTTCCGGACGGAGGAGCGGACATGGCCTGCTGCACCTGCTGCATGGCCTGCTCGTCGATGAAGTCCTGCATCTGCGGCACGTTCTGGGCGTCCCCGAGGAACGACAGCAGGTCGCGCCACTTGACCCACGGCATGGCGGGCATGGCCTGCGCAGCCGTGGTGATGACCTGAAACGCCTCGATGGCTCGCTTCTGGGCAAGCATCTCGCTCGTCCGCTCCATGCTGTAGGCGTCCACGTCGATCTGCATGTCCTCCCACGAGCCAACCTTCAGCCCGCCGACGAACACGGCATCCTCCATCCCGATGGATTTCGTCTCCTCCCCGCCGACCGGGAAGGTGATCTTGCCGTCGTGGAACATGTACCACCCGACGTTGCGGAAGACGGTGTCCATCGCGTCCTGAAAGGCGCGCTTCAGGTGGGCGATGCGCATGGTGCTGGCGGACTCCGCCACGGCGACCTCCGTCGCGCTGGCCGACCCGGCGATGTTGCCGCGCATGGCGTCCGACATCCCCAGCGCCCTGTCCAGACGCTCCTTGGCCGTCTCCACCGACTGGATGTGCTGGTTCGTGGAGCCGCCGATCTCGACGGGAAGCAGGCTGCGGGCGTCAAGCCCGGCCTCCGCGAAGACATACATGTCCGGGGCGTTGACCACGTCCTGAAGGAACTTCGGGTTCTTCGCGTCTCCGACCAGCATCCGCTTGTATCGCTTCTGGTTCTCCTGCTGGCTCTTCGCCATGTCGTTGCAGTACTCGATCTGCTCACGGCAGGCGACGATCGGGGACAGCGGATAGGGGTCGTTCGGGACGCTGAACGCTCCGAAGACCGTGTACGGGCCGGACGAAGGCCCGTAGTAGGGCAGCGGCTTGCGGATGAACTCGCACTGGCAGTCCCCGGATCCGCCCTGATACTTGGCGATCGTGTAGATCGAGCCGTTGAACAGGCTCTCGTCAGCGGCCTCGTCGAGCAGTTCGGCGGCGGCGTCCGTCAGTTCCGGAACCCAGATCTCGTAGATCGCGATCTCGCGCCTCTCCGGGATGTCGCGGCTGTCGCGCAACTCGTCCACGCCGTTGTTGGTCGCAAGACGCTCGATCTCCTCCTTGTTCCACGTCTCGTCGAGTTCCGCACGGCGAAGCAGATCCTCCTTGTCGCACACCCAGACATGGCCCATGTACCGCGCCTCCTCCCAGTGCATCGCAGCGGGATCGACGAAGAAGCGGGCAGGATCGATGCGGTAGACGCGGGGAAGGTACGGGCCGTCGCCGTCCCACTTCCGCTCCGCGCCCTTCGGCTCGTTCACCGTCAGCGCAACGCCCCAGCCGAGCAGCATGTCGGTGGCGATCCGCTCGATGGTGCCGCGCAGCCGGGTCATCTTCGACCAGCGGTTCAGCGCCGACCTGATCGCCACGCACGCGGTGCGCTGCACCTGCGGGCGCGCGCTCGTCACGCGAACCTTCGGGTTGTCGTGGATGATGCGCGGAAGCACCATGCTGATGTACGAGTGAACCGCGTTCTCCGGGTGATCCGCCCCGTACCCGTCGCGGTAGCCCTGCCCGCAGAACCACTCGCGCAGTTCCTTCGGCGTGTGCATGTGCGTGTCGCGGAAGTACTCCGCACGGTCGATCTCGTCGCGGATCGCCGCGATGTTGCCGAAGTCAAGCATTGGTGGTCACCTTCGCAGTTGCCTTGCGTTCCTTCTCCAGTTCCCTGCGAACCGCCTCGATGCGGTCTTCGAGCGCGCCGAGGGAACCCTCGACGCCCATCACGCGCGCGGTCAGGGCGGCGAACGACGCCTTCTCCTCCATCGCGGCGGGCGGCTTGTTGATCTCGCGAACCTGCCTGACGACCTTCTCCGCCTCGATCGGGTCAAGGTCGATCTTGACTCCGGTCGAGAGGTGGATCCGGAGGCGTCCGCCGATGTCGTCGATCTGGTCGATCGAGTCGACCGGGAACCACGTCTGCCGGATCTTGATGAACATCAGCGGCCCTTTCGTCCGGCCTTCTTGGCCGTCTTCTTGGCGCGGGCGGGAAGGCTCTTCATGGACTTCGTCTTGGAAGCCATCTCCTTCGCCATCCGCGGGTTCTGCGCGAACATGTAGCCCTGCTGGGCCTTCGACTTGAAGGGCATTACTTCTTCTTCGCCTTCTTCATCGGCTTGCCGGACTTCTTCGCGGCGGCAGCGGCCTGCATCTTGCCCATCTTCGTGTAGGGGAACGACTTGTTTCCGACCTTCGGCATCACTTGCTCTTCTTCCAGCCGCTCTTCATGGCGGCGTAGGACTTCGCGCTGACGGTTGACTTGGACTTGGGGCGCGAGATCCCAAGTTTGCGACGCTTGTTGATGTTCCCGACCAGCGAGTTCTTCGCCATGTCAGCACCCCCATCGCTTTCTCGCGGCCATGCCGCGCTCACCCTTCCACGACCGACTGCGCGCGCAGAAGGACTTGTGGCGGGGATCGTTCTTGTCCTTCGTCGGAGCCTGCAACTTGCTCCCGGTCGCGCGGTTGTACTTCGCCCGACCCTTGGCCGTCAGCCCCGCTCCCTGCGACACGGGCAACTTCTCGCCCCTGCCGACCGCGAGACTCGGCCCCTGCTTGCGCTTCGCCATCACTCGTCCTCCTCGTCGATCTTCGGCAGGAACAGCCACACCGGGGTGCTGTCCCCGACATACGCCGCCACGATGTTGCACTCCAGATGCTCCACCGCGTCGTCGTACTCCATGCCCTGATCGTTGACCAGCACGTTGATGACCCGGTGGGTGTCGTAGACCACCCGGTAGGCGCCGCTCTTCAGGTCGCGGGTGATGCCGATGACGGCGTCGTCCAGCCCGTCCGCGAACAGGGCCGTGACCTCGTTGTCGTCCAGCCACTCGCGGACACGGTCTGCGTTGCAGATCATCATCGAAAGACCTCCCAGTGCCGGAGAAGATCCCCGGCAGTGCCGGGAGAGTAGTCAGGACGCTCGTCGCCCGGAACAGGGGCATCGTCGAGCGCCAGCCACGCAAGCGCAAGCGCGATCACGCGGTCGCCGTGATTTTCCCTCGCCCCGGTCGATTCGTCCCGCAATCTGCCGGGAATCACCCGACCGTTTCCGTCGAGGACGTAGGCCAGCATCTCGTCGAGCGTCCCCGTGCATGGCACGATCACCTCTCCCTGCTGCACCGCACGCGACAGGTTGCCCAACAACAGCCGCTTCGACTGCTCGCTCGACACCCATCCGACCCGATCCACGATCCCGTGCGTCGTCTTGCCCTCGCGCCTCGGCTTCCACACGTTGTTGAACCGCTGCGCCTCGAAGTCCCTCTGGAGGCTCTGGCCCGGGCCGTTCACCTCCCACGCAACCACCGCCTCCCTGAACGACTGCCGGGCGACCTCCGCCACCTCCGCGGCCAAGTCAGCGGGCGTGATCGTCGCATCGACCATCATCGCCACCATCGCGCGGGTGTTCGCGTCGAGAACAGCGACCGCACTCGCGTGGTTCCCCGTCCCGTAGGCAGGGTCGATCCCGATGGCGTAGGAACTCACCTCCGCCTCACGCCACAGGCGCCACCGCCCGGTCGGGCTGTCCACCCACTTCCCCTTGATCCAGTTCGCGCGGCGCGGCTCACGACCGAACTCCCTCCGGTGCGCCGTCACCGACACGCTCGGGAAGAACGCAGCGCCCGCACCCATCGCCTCCGCGAACACGTTCTGCGCCAGATCGACCTTGTCGCGCTTGCGCAACTGGTCGCCAAGCCACGGAGTCCAGACGTAAGTGCCTCCGGTCACGCCAGTTACGGTGCCGTCGAAGTCCACCCGCGTCTCCGCGCCCCTCGCCTTCTCCGGGTGGTGGTAGTACAGCATCTCCACCAACTCCGGGTTGCCAGTGCCGCGCGCCTCCTGCACCAACTTGTCGTACCGCGTCCCGTACCCGATGGGCGTCGAGAGCGCGATGCGGCAGGAAGTCGTGTCCGACGCAGAACGCCACGCCGCCTCGTCGTCCTCCAGAGCAGCGAACTCGTCGAACAGCACGAACGTCCGGCGACCACCACGACCAATGTGCGCGCCACTCGCCTGACCAGCGATCGTCGCTCCGCTCGTCGGGTGACGCAACACCATGTGCTGCCGATAACTGCCACCCTTGCGCATCTGGTCGGACGGGATAGGCAACAGCCACGTCGGCTGCGTCGAGAGCAGGTAATCGACCTTCCAGAACAGGCTGTCAGGGTCGCCCGTGCGATCCACGTTGTCCTCCACGCGGCTCACCAACAGACTCTGCCACCCGTGAAACAGCCACCCCCACACAGCCAACCCAACCACCAGCCACGAAGCACCCATGTCGCGGCTCTTGCGGATCACCACGTCCCGTCCGTCCTGCACGCACGAGGCAATCTGGCGCACCGAGCGCACCTGCACAGGCCACGGAACGAACGGGACATCCCGAACCGCAGCAGGGCGCTCTCGACCGTCCGCACCCGTCTCCTTGACCCGATAAGTCCACGCAGTCAACGCAAGCCACGCGGCAGGATCCCGAGCAAACAACGCCCACAAGTCCGCACGCTCACGGGGCGTCGTCGTCCGCGCCACCCAGTCCCGGACATGCAGCATCTCCGCAGGATCCTCCGGCCAGCACACACCCTCCAAAGGTGCATCCTCCGGCAACGACCCAAGGGAAGTAGGGGG